CGCAACCGCCATCGTGATGCCAGTCTCGAATACCGAGGATGGTACAAGACGGCGCGCTGGCAGAAGCTGCGCATGTCGGTGCTGATACGCGACAGGTTCACTTGCCAGATGGTTGGATGCGGTCGCATCGACGGCAACACATCGAGACTGGTGGCTGACCACAAGACACCGCATCGTGGCGATGAGCGTTTGTTCTGGGACGAGAACAATCTCCAGTGCCTTTGCAAGACCTGCCACGACAAGCTGAAGCAGAAAGAGGAGCGCGCTCAGTCGCGTTGGTGAACTGATGGCTGATGTGAAGTTCAATGCTGGTGAGCTGATGGAAAGCCTGACGATCACGATCAGTATGCCTAAGGCGTTTGGTCTTCGCATGTGGGTGGTCGGTCGGTTGATCCGTCTCGTCGCCTTCGTAAGCCCGGTCAAGATCGAGGCGAAGCTTGTCGACACCGATGATGCCTAAGCCATAGGGGGGGGGTGTCAAAAGTTTGGGAACCCCTCAACCTCTAGACCCGCGCCCCCCTCATTCGGAGATTTTTTTTCGTCATGAGTGAGAATTTTGACCTGTTCGGCAACCCCTGGGTTGATAAGCCGAGTAAGCGCGGTCGACCTCAACACGAGGTGACGCAGAGAAGTCGCAATAGAGTCAGCATGTTAGTGGCTCTTGGTTGGACAAACCCGAGAATTTGCAGCGCGCTTGGCATCACTTTACCTACTCTGCACAAGCATTATTTTTATGAGATCCGCCAGCGCGACGGTGCGCGCGACAAGTTGGAGATCAGACGCCTGGAGCTTGCTTGGGAGCTTGCCGAGAAAGGTAACGTCGGTGCGTTGCGTGAATTTGGCAAACTCCTTGAACGCAGCGACCGGATGGAGATTGAGCGAGAGCTCTCATCTGAGCCGAAGCATGACGAGCCAAAGATGAAGGCCGAAAAGGTCGGCAAGAAGATTGCCGATGAACGGCGCGCCATTGATGCAGACGCCGATCTGATGGCGGAACTGGAGCGGGAAGCCTCGCACAATGCACACCACTGAGGATTTACCTCGTTTCGCATGCCCTGATTGGTGGGATCGTCTTCAGTCCGGTCAAACGCCCATGGCTGACGTGCCGATCAACAAGGAAAAAGCGGCCAAGGCTCTGGCGTTTTTCAATCGGCTGAAACTGCCGGATGTGACTGACAACCCTTCGCTTGCGGAAGCGTGCGGAGATTGGTTCCGGGATATCCTTTGCGCCTTCCTCGCAAGTGAGGATCCGGAAACAAAACGTCGCCTGGTTTGGGAACTGCTTTGCATGGTCCCAAAGAAAAACTCGAAGACCACGTATGTTGCGGCCTTGGGTCTCACTGCGCTTTTTATGGAGGAAGCGCCGAACCGCCAGATGCTGATCGTTGCGCCTAGCCAGAACATTTCCGAGCGCTGCTTCAGCCAAGCGCAGCTGATGATCCAGAACGATCCGAAGCTCAGCGAAGTGTTCAAGGTGCAGGAGCATCTCAAGTGCATCACTCGTGTCAAAACAGGCACGAAGCTGGATGTGAAAACCTTCGATACGTCGATTGTCACCGGCGAAATTCCAGTCATGACTATCATCGACGAGCTGCACGAACTGGGCAAGGTATCCAAGGCAACCCGCGTAATGCAGCAGATCCGGGGCGGCGGCATCACCAAACAGCGTGGTCAGGTTCTCATGATCACGACACAATCGGATGAATCGCCAGCTGGTATCTGGCGAACGGAACTGGACAAGGCTCGGGCTATCCGAGACGGCAAGGGCGGCGCTTCGCCGATCATGCTACCAATCTTGTACGAGTTTCCTCGCGAACAGCAGGTTGATCAGGATTATTGGCGAAACCAGAAGAACTGGCCACACCTCCTGCCAAACCTTGGCCGTTCAATCGATCCGCAGGCGCTGGTCGATGACTACGAAAACAACGGCAAGGTCAACAAGGAAACAGAGCAGGTCTGGGCCAGTCAGCATCTCAACATCGAGATCGGCGTGGGTCTTGGTGGAGACGGATGGTCTGGCGCGCTGCACTGGGCTGGTTGTATCGACACCAAGTTGACGGATCTGGAGGCGCTGTTGTCTCGCTCTGAGGTTTGCACGATCGGTATCGACTGGGGCGGGGCTGACGATTTGGCCGCTCTCTATGTTATCGGTCGTGAAAAGCGAACAAAACGCTGGCTTGGTTGGGGCAGGGCATGGGCAAGGCCTACTGTCTTTGAACAGCGCAAGAGCATTGCTCCAAGGCTAAGGCAATTCGAAGAAGCGGGCGACCTAGTCGTTTCCCAATCCGGTGAAGAGCAGGCCGAGTCAGCTGCTGCGATCTGTAAGCAAGTGTTTGATAGCGGATTGCTGCCTGAAAGCGGAGGTATCGGCCTCGACAGTGCGGGTGTTGCGCTTCTGCTGGATGCCTTGGAGGCTTCCAAAATGGAACCGCCGCTAGTGCAGGCTGTTGCGCAGGGCTGGAAGCTTCAGACTGCAATCTCCTCTGTGCCGTTGAAGCTTGAGGATCTTCGTTTCCTTCATGGCGATCAGCCGATGATGTCCTGGGCGGTAGGTAATGCCAAACAGACCTTGAAGGGCAGTAACTACGTGGTGACGAAGGAAGTTTCCGGCGCTGCGAAGATCGACATGCTCATGGCTCTCTTCAATGCAGCGATGCTGATGTTCCAAAACCCTCAATCCGCCACGGTGTTTGATGCCGAGGCGTGGATAGCGAGTTACTCATGAACTGGATTAGCCGCCTTCTGCGCCGTGACGGTGCGAAAGATATCGAACCATGGCGCGGTGGTGCCGCCTCAACCGAGAACGGCGATAACTTCACCACCAATCAGGTTACCCTCGCGGATTATCACGACGCGCGATATGGGCAGGCCAACGCTGCTGTCGGTTTGTCTGCCACCTGGGCATGCGTGGGCTTGATCGCCGGAACCATCGCCTCTTTGCCGCTGATGATCTATCGCACGGAAAACGGCATTCGGAAGGTTGATAAAGACCATCCTCTCTATTTCGTGCTGCATGATAGTCCGAATTATGAGCAGACGGCTGTTGATTTCTGGGAGGTCATGGCCGCGAATATCGAGCTGCACGGCAATGCCTACGCGCTCATCGAACGTCGCACTGGTGGAATTATTACGTCACTCAATCTTATCCGTCCCGATCGAATGACGGTACGCAGATTGTTTAACGGTGATTTGCAGTACTCGTGGACGGATAACGGGAAAAGCTACGAAAAGCGCAGCGCTGACGTGCTTCACATTCGTGGCCCGTTAGGAGACGGAATTTCGGGCACTTCGACATTGTCGATTTGTCGGAGCGTATTCTCTGGCGCAATCGCTGCCGAAGATGCTGCGGCGTCGATGTTTCGCAACGGTGTAAACCCAAGCGGCGTACTTTCGACAAAGCCAGAAACGCAACTCGACAAACAACAACGTCGGGATCTCGAGCAGCTTTTGCAAGAGCGGTACATGGGGTCGATCCGGCAAGGACGCCCCATGCTTCTCGATAACGGTCTGAGCTGGACTCAATTGTCGATCGATCCGCAAGACGCCCAGATGCTGGAAAGCCGCAAATTCAGCGGCGAAGAGATCTGCCGGATATTCGGTGTTCCTCCTGCCATGGTGGCGTTCGGCGACAAGGCCTCGAACTGGGGGACCGGCAAGGAAACCGAAATTCTGGGTTTCCAGAAATTTACCCTTCGCAAGCGCATGAAGCGAATGGAGCAGGCAGTTCTCAAGCAGCTGGTACCGTTGTCTGAACGACGGGCGCAGGGAACAGTCATCGAGTTCAACCTCGAAGGGTTGCTACGCGGTGATACAGCCAGCCGATACGAGGCTTATGAGAAGGCAATCAATATGGGTCTCAGAACCCGAAACGAGTGCCGCGCTCTCGAAAACCTGCCGCCGATCGAAGGCGGAGACGTCATCACCGTTCAGATGCAGGACATTCCTCTGGTGAACGCTATCAACGGAGATCCCAATGGAGAAGAAAACCGCACCGGTTCTTGAGATCAAGTCACTCAAGGAGACCGGCGAGTTCGAAGGCTACGGGTCTACCTTTGGCGGTGAGCCGGATGCCTACGGCGATATTATTGCCGATGGCGCGTATGCCGATAGCCTTGCCAGTCACAAGGCGAAGGGAACAATGCCAAAGCTCTTCTGGCAGCACAATGCGGATGAGCCGATCGGAAAATGGCTTGAAGCCAAGGAAGATAATCACGGCCTTCTCATGGTTGGAAGGCTGAACATGGATGTGCAGCGCGGCAGGGAAGCCTATGCGCTTCTTAAGGCTGGCGACATCGACGGCCTGTCCATCGGATACCGTATCAAGGAATACAGTGTTGATACTGAAACGCATGTCTGGACGCTCCAGAAGCTCGACCTGATCGAGGTCAGTGTCGTTTCAGTTGGCGCAAACGAAAACGCAGTCGTGCAGAGTGTGAAGGCTGCGAAAGCCGCGCATGACTTGACCGAGAAGCTGAAGGCCGGGGACCGGCTTACAGAAAGAGAGTTTGAGACCTGGCTCAAGGGACTTGATGTCGGATTTTCGAACTCGCAGGCGGAGCGCGCCGCGCGCATCCATCTGAAAGGCCAGGGGGATCCTGGTGTCGCGGCTGATGACGGCGTTGCATTCCTGCGCGCCTTAATGGGCTAAGCGCCCCGCTCACTCAAAATCAGGAGACTCCCATGTCGGGATATAAACTGGCCGCCATTTCTGGCGGATCCATTGCGTACGTCGTTGCCTGCATGGCAGCAATGCCATTCGGCCCTCGTATCGTATTTGAAGCACCGGATCGCTCTGGCGGTGGCGGTAGCAAAACAGCCGTTGAGCTTGCTGCTGAATTCAAGCTTGATCTTGAAAAGAAGCACGACAAGGTCAAGGAAATTGCTGAAAAGGCCTTGGCGGAAGCTGGCAAGGGCACGCCTATGGCCGAGAAGGCCAAGGAACTGGCTGACGAAGCATTGCTCGGTATGAACGAAGCAAAAGCGCGCCTTGATGAGATCGACCAAAAGCTGGCACGACAGGGCGGTGATGATGAAGATCATCGCACTGCAGGTCAGCGTTTCATTGACGATGAACGGTTCAAATCGTTTGCGGGCGAGACGCGACCACGTGGCCGGGTACTTGTCGAAGTCAAGGACATCACGTCTTTGACGACCGACGCGCCTGGTTCGGCCGGTGCCCTTGTTCAGTCCGACAGACGCGGCATGCAGGTTGAGATTCCTCAGCGCCGGATGACAGTGCGTGCCCTGTTGATGCCAGGCCAGACTTCCAGCAATTCGATCGAGTACGACCAGGAAAAGCTGTTTACCAACAACGCTGGTCCGGTTGCTGAAGGTGCTGCCAAGCCACAGTCTGAACTGCAGTTTGAAGACAAGGTGGCAAACGTACGAACGATCGCACACTGGATGCGCACATCTGTGCAGATCCTGGCCGATGTTCCTGCGCTGCGCTCCATCATCGATCAGCGTCTTCGATATGGTCTATCGTTTAAAGAAGAAGAGCAGCTTCTGAACGGTTCCGGCACTGGTCAGAATTTGCTCGGGCTGGTCACGGCTGCCACTGCTTACGCGGCTCCTGGCGGTCTTTCGGCCACGACTCAGCTGGATGTGGTCCGCCTGATGATCCTGCAAACTGCATTGGCCGAGTATCCGCCGAATGGCATCGTCATGAACCCGATCGACGTGGCTGCGATCGAGATGGCAAAAGATGCAGGCGGTAACTACATCATCGGCAATCCGCAGGGCACCATTCAGAAAACCCTCTGGGGACTGCCAGTCGTGGAAACCCAAGCTATGGGTGTTGATAAGGCTCTGGTCGGCGCATTCAACCTCGCTGCACAGATCTTTGACCGGCAGGATGCGACTGTCGACGTGTCGACTGAAGATGGTGACAACTTCACCCGCAACAAGGTGACGATCCGCGCGGAAGAGCGTCTTGCCCTGGCGATCTACCGTCCTCAGTCAATCACCTACGGCGATCTCGGCCGCGTCGCATAACTTCGTTCGGCTCATATCAACCGGCGCTTACCCAGCGCCGGTTTCATGAACCGAAGGAGGTCAAAATGGTGAAAGCAGTTCTCCTAAAGCCGCTCGATGGCGATCCTGCAGGATCCGAGCGCGAATTCAACGCGGAAGATTTCAAGCGTCTTGAGGCGTTTGGGGCCGTGCGCAAGGTCGACACACCGCAGGCCAAAAATGCACCTGCGGCAAGAAACAAAAAATCACCTGCCGTGCAGAATAAATCGGCCGGCAAGTAAGGATTGGTCATGGGCAACATCGTCATCACTGAACTTGGTCCGCTGTACACGCTTGCAGAGGTCAAGTCGCACCTTCGTGTCGACACCAATGATGACGATGCGACCATTGAGGCCTACATGGAGGCTGCCGAAAAGGCCGTTCTCCAGTACTGCAATGTCTCGCTCGTACCATATGGGGCAGAGAACGTGTTCAAAGTCGCCGCCCTGATGATCGTCAGCGACTTCTATGAAAATCGTAGCGGCGGTGAGGGTGTGCCGAAAGCGGCGCAAGTTCTCATCAATCCGTATCGCTGGATGAGGATCTGATCATGCAGGGCGGAGATCTCGATCGCCGCATTACGTTTCAGCGATCGGTGGACGTAAATGATCAATTCAACGAGCCGATCGCAAC